CTGTCTCGTTTTTCGGGAGAGAGCCTTTCTGACGCTCGGAATATGTAAACAGATGTTAAAAATAGCTTTTAGTCCTTTGCCCCCTAAACCCCTCAACGGATGGTAGAACGCTTGGGTGTGCACGAAAAAAGTTTTCGCTCGATATCCTGGCACTCAGGATAGGTGCGAAAACTGACTGAATGCTTACTCATAACCTATTATAATGAAGAAAGCACGGTAGCACTTAATAGGAATGAAGGCGAAATGCACGTGGAGGTGTTGATGTTAGGAAATCCCTGCAAGGGTTTCCTAACAAATCATAAACGGAACGCATCGCCTCATTTTTTGTTGTGTGCGTGTGCTCAGGGTGGGAGTAGGCATAGCGACATAGCAACTGGTGGCGTTGAAGCAGGATGTGTTCAAGCGTTTTAGTGGGGACAGTACATAGGTACTGAAGTGTCGTGAGACTCTTCGCAAGTAGCTACGTACTCTTCCCACGAATAAAAACGTGCAGGACTCTTCCAGCTCATAAGATGCCGGATGCAATGGAGCAATGCCGATAGGGTGGGTTCTTACGAGCTTGTGAGTTCTGAGCCCTCGCGGCGTTTGAGCATTCTAGCGTAGCTACACGAGGGTAACGAGTTCCTAAGCACATGTCATTGGTCGGTAGAATTTCGATGCATGGATTGAGGATTGTGTATCATGATAAGACATTAGGAAATCGCGTAGCGGTTTCCCAATGTCAATGATACAAGTGGCGCGTGAAGATGCGGTTTCGGCACGAACCGCATCTTCACATTTGCGCCACGTAAAATCCTTCCCGTGCATATCGCAATGAATACCGATACCAATAGCGTGTGCGTTGTTCGACCGTAGGGAGCTGAGCCTTAGATGCCCTTGTGGCATACGTAGTGACGTTAGGAACGGACTTGTTCGACGTAAGGAGCTGAGCCTTTGATGCCCTTGTGGCATACGTAGTGACGAAGGAACGGACTTGTTCGACGTAAGGAGCTGAGCCCTTGATGCCCTTGTGGCATACGTAGTGACGAAGGAACGGACTTGTTCGAGCATGGCGAGCTGAGCCTCTGATGTCCTTGCGACATACGAAGTGACGTTAGGAACGGACCTGTTCGACGTTAGGAGCTGGGAAGCCTTTGCTACTTTGCCGAAAGTAGTTGTTTGAGCAGAGCGAGCTGAGCCAGAAAAAGGTGCTGTCCTCGCGGATAGCACCTTCCCCAATTAAAACATTAGTTTACACTTATTTCCAAAATTCTTCCCCTATAATCTAAATTAATTTTTTATTGGGCTTTCGTGTTGCGTTTGACATATAAATATGAAAAAAAAATTATCGCTGCTATAATCAGGATGTAGTCGAAAAACGACATCCCAACCGGCTTTGCTATTGCCGTAGTTTTTGTTAGAGATTTCACGGAGTCGCGTCTATGGCTTTCTGTCATAGACTGCTTGCTCGACGTGGAATCTTGTTTGCTTGTCGTGTGGTCGATGGAGGTTGCATGGAAACCGCGAACGACGAATTGTCTGTGAGCGGATTCCATGCAACCGCTATCACCATACACGACAGTTTCATTATATATTATAGAATCGAAAGAGAATTCTTTGTTAGATGTTATTTCGGTGATGAAGGAGGATTGTTTATGCTCCTGTACCACGGCAACGGAATCAGACTTATGCACTTCTGCACGTTCTTTGTGTGATGCACAGCTGCATATTATGGATGCGATAGCTCCCAGCCAAGCAATTATGCCAAGCGTGATCAAGAATGCAGTCGCCAGAGCGCGGTAATAGCTTTTGTCTTTCATTTTTCTTCGATTATTTTTTCTGTGTCTACTTCAGTTGAAGTGAACTTTTGTATTATTATTTTAAGGAAAACGGCAAGAGCTTGTCGTTCTGAAACCTTATAGCCTTGGCTCTGAACATACCTGAGTATGCACTTCATCAATTCGATGCCATAGACCACAGCCATGATGAAGTATGCGATGTAGTCGCATTGGAAGGCTATGCTTAGAGTGCATGCAATCATGATCCAACAGATGTAGTTGAATATTTTGTTGATTGCCATCTTCACGGTCTTGCACCACGTCACTTCCTCTTGCTTTATTCTGGCATTAAGTCTTCCGTATTTGCATACGAGGATAATGAGCGGTATAGCCGGAATGAGCCACGGCAACACAGCTACGTATGTTGCGTGGATGTATTGTGTAAAGAATCCTGCTGTTACGCCTTGAGTTATCAATGATGATTTTGTTGCCTCGTCCATAATTATAAGATTTATACGGCAAATATATATATAGGTTTATGTTTTTGCAAAAGACAAAAATAATTGCAAAATATCGCAAAACGTTTTGTCGTTTCCGAAAAAATGTTTACTTTTGCAATTAATAAATATAATACACTTATTAACTGTTTAATATTATGAGAAAGATTTTGCTTTTGCTATTTGTCTTTTGCGCATCCTGTTCTTTTGCCCAAAAGCCTATTGAATGCGACACTATCATAGAGTGTCCCGGTCTTACCGCTGACCAAATTTATTCGAGAATGAAGTATTTTGTTGCTGACAATTTTAAATCTGCTCAGAATGTCATTCAGTTGGACGATAAGGAAGAGCATCATTTGCTTTGTAAGGGGAACATTCGTTTGGAGGTTAGGAGTTTAACTTGGTCAATGCTTGACGGAGTTATAAATTTTACTTTAGACTTGCAAGCGAAGGATGGTAAATATCGATTGATCATGAGGGATTTTTATCACGATAATTTCAACAAGAAATTTGGTGAAAGGTGGTCAATGGGGTATGTTTATACCGAAGTCCCTGATGGATTCAAAAAAGGTAAGAAACCTTATAATGAGATGAAGAAACGTGCAATGCCTTTAATCATCGATACAATGGCTATGACTATAGCGAAGCTTTCACACAGTATTTCGGAATCTCCAAAAAATTCTGATTGGTAAAGACAGACAGAAGGAAGGAAATCGCGGTCCGAAGGTTTCGCGATTTTCTTCCTTCTGTTCTGTGTTAATATTTTGCACTAAAGTAGTCCCAAACTTTCGTTGGGCTACCCCAATCCTCGTCTTTAAAGAAGAAAGTCAAAGCTACTTCCAGGATCTTTTCATCTGTCAAGACGTTGCAGAGATCTGTGTAGATAATATTGCAAGCAACATACTTGTCGTAGTCAGTTATTGATCTGTCGAAAGAATCACCTTCGCACGCTTCCACTACTTCCTCTACTGTCCAATGCTCGCCTCGCTTCGTCTTTCCGTCACGGTCTTTATAAACCATCTTGGAAACGTCGTGCTTGGCAAACTCTTCTGTATAGTGACGTCCGAACATCAGTTCAGACTGCTTTCGCATTATACGCCAGTATTCATCAGGATCTTTTTCTTCGAGTCGTTCAAGCATATCGTTGAAATACTCAACAGACTGCCACATCACTTCGTTAGACTTCCCCATCGATACGGCTGTTTTAACCATTGATTTATAATTCATAGCGAAATAAATTTAGAGAGGGATATGTAAGGTTTTCTCTTGCATATCCCTCGATTTGTTACGCTGCCGCTGCAGTTGTTTTGAGAGAGCTGATAATGGTAGCTGTCTGGGCTGCCTGAGAAGCTTCAGCAAGTTTGTCGCGGAGAGCCTGTGTGGTGTCTTCGCACATCTTGTCGAGGATTCTCTGGGTATTTGCGTTTGCGTTGGTGTTCAGCTCGTTTGTCTGGTTTGCAATAGCAAACCCGAGGTTTGTCATTCCAGCCTGTGTCTGGTTAGCAACCTGAGCGATGAGAGCAGACAACTGGTTAGTCTGACTGAGGATAGTGGACTTGATGTCACACTCGCTTGTAGCGATCTGATAGAGCGCATCCTTCATCGCCATCATGCTAGCCATAGACGACTGGTTGATGTTAGCGCCTGTGCCAGCGAAACCGAGATTAACCGCACCGAGAAGAGTGTTTAGAGCGCTGCCGTTATCCTTTACTGCGCCATTGAGGATGTTCGCATTCTGGTTGGCCGCTATTTGCTCACGAAGGCTGTTGAGCTGTGACATGATTTCTGCATCCTGTAAGCCCTGTCCGCGGTTCATGCCTCCGAAGTTGCCGAAATTACCGCCTCCAAATAAGATTGCCCAGAGTAGCCACATCGGGTTATTCCAGTTTGCACCGCTGTCTTTATCCTTAGTAACAGCAGCTAGGTCTGCGATTGAGAAGTTTGGTTGATCCATAATATTTTAAGTTTTAATGGTTTTCTTCCATATGGAATTGCTGCAAAGATAATAATTCACGGTGCTGCTCCCTAATAAAGGAAATAGGAAAAACGGCTATCGGCTTGCGCCCGAAGGTTTCTGCGCAAGCCGATAGCCGTTTTAGAATTATATAAGGAATTTCCTTTAACTTCCTGACTATGATTTGTTTTCAAAAAGTTCCTGATGCTTCATTTTCCATTTGACCACATCTAGCCAGTTGTATGTTTTATTTTTTGCAAAATCTTTCTTTGGCTCTGGAAAATCAGGGTACTTTTCCTTCCAAAAGGAAATGGTGCGTACATCACGCCCAAAGTATTTAGCCACTTGCTCTCTTGTGGCTCCTGTCATACAATGGTTGCCGATAAACGTATGTATGACTTCTTTGAGTGAAGCAAGAACTCCACATCGTACTTTGCAAGGATTTTCTTTGACCATTACTTCGATGGCCATTAGTTCTATCAACAAGTCTTCTTGCTCCTTATTTTCCATAACACCAAGCAGAATAAGATTATACCAACAATTGCCATGACCTTGATAAATGAACCCTTTTCTATTCCGAAAATAGAGAGGAATGTCTCAGGTTTAATGATATTAAGTAGTGACACGAAATAATTATATAGGATGCATGTGCGGTGGATCCAACACAGTCCGAAAGCTTTAGACAGTACCATTCTGAGCAGAAAGGCAAATGAGAAGTAAACTATGAAAAGCCACGGAACGTATAGCCCTATCGATGTGAGGATGCAGTATAACATCGAGAAGAAAGCGAGACCGAAGATGCCATACTTTGTGATGGCTTTTAGTTGCAGGAAGAGCCTGTAAGTATTTTTGCCGTCCATTGTTTTTGAGTTTATAAATCCTCTACAAAAATAATAGAATTCTGTCAAAATCGCAAACGTCAAAAACAACTATTAACATTCTTGACATGTCGGTTTTGCAAAAACTCTGTTGCTCTGTCATGTCAAGTTTGCATATTGCCTACCAATGAATGTTTATCTTGACGGTCTGTTTGTTTTTGAGGGCGTTCTGGATATACTCATAAACCTTGTCTGTCCAATATCGAGATTTTGTCACTTCCCCGACTTTTGTGTTCTTTCCGCACAAGATGCAGCCCTCGGTATCAGCAGCTGTGTTCCCGGAGTGGATGCGTATCCCAGAGAACCCTTTGACATCGCAGACAAGAGGCATCTGCCGTTTGAATCTAGGCGAGTAAGTCATGATGACATTGTATTTGCCCGTTGGAATAGCAGTCTTGCCCTTCACTTTCACAGCTGCGATAGCAGCATCATTCGTGTATTTTGTTAGTCCCCGGTCGGTATCTTCCAGAGTGTTGCACACAAACTGTCCGTCGATAGACAATAAGCCTATTGTGTATCCAGGCTTCCGGTATTTTCTGTGAAGATCGATTTCCATAAGCGTAAGTTTAAATTGTTATACCATTTAGTTGAATTCGGTAAAAAGGTTAGAAGTTCCATGATTTGAAAATCCACAAGTGAACACTTATTCCTGCACCGCATCCTAGAACATCAAAGACTATATTCCACCAACACCAATGTCCGTAGGATTGCTTGTCACATCATTCCTTTGTTAAGGCTGCCCCATCGCTATGCAGACTCCGTAGAGTCCACATAGTGAGAGTATGAAGCAAACACCGAAGTGCTTAATGCTGTTTTTATCACGGTGTGACATAGTTATAAAATGTAACTTTTACACTAAAATCGTTACTACACCCATCTTGAACATAAGAGAGCATAGAAGAATACCCAGTGAAATCTATTTCTTCAGACAATGTACCATAAGCCAATTCAGCAAATTTTTGCTGGTCTGACACGGAATTTCGCCCAAAGACATTAATTTTATGTCTTGTTTCCGTTCCAGACAAAATCTCATATTTAATAAGAACCCTTGTCATATCGACACCTTCTGATGTCAAACCACTTATAGATTTTTCACTTAGTATTCTTCCAGTAGAGTCAGCGTTTGCCGTATAAGAAAATATCTCGGCTGGCGGTGTAAGTGATCTAAACACCAAACTCGAATTTTTTACAATAATCTTCATATCATTATATTTTTAAGTTATTAATTACGACCATGTAGGAGCTGCACCTTCAACCACCTGAGTAATTGTTATTGTCAGTCCTGACGTGTTAGTATTTACTGCTGGGATGCTTGCTATTTCTGCCACATCAGAATAAAGACGCAATGTGGATGTATCCTTTTTGATTGGTGTGAACCTCTTATACACCTTAGTCAAGCAAGCATTCACAACATCTTCAAGGCTCATGGATGATGATATGGTAATTACTAAATTCTCACCTCCGTCCAATGTCTTGATGTTGTCGAGAGAGATTTCTCCGTCTGTAGGTGTCCCCGAGAAAGCTATGTCATATACTGACAGAGCACCCTCGTTGGTGCATATTTTCACTCCTCCGTTGTAATAGGCATTTCCTAATGCTGGGATATACGGTGCTTCGCTTTTGACACCTCCCCACATATTTCCCCTTGAAAACATTGCTGCTATTGCATCGTCAGAGTTCAGTCCTATCATCTGACGGTTGCTGACCTTCTCTGCAATATAATCAAGCAATTCGGTGAACTGTGCCATCGTCGAATATGAGCCAGTCCCTGTACCAGTCCTTTCCATGTGACCGCCGAATGCGATTATACAATTATGCCCAATAGCTCGATCCACTAAGGCTTTTGCACCTGTAAGCATGGTATTGGAATCCGTAGAATACCTTGTAAATTTCCACGGATTCATATTTGGAGTGTTATATCCACTTCCTCCGAAGACAAAACCGTAATTATAGTATTTACCTACCAAGGATTGCGTGTGTGGATTGTTCTCCCAATTATTCCAATACGCTATACCGTTATGCGAGAGGTTGAATAGGTCAAGAAATGTGTTATTACCCTCAATCGCTGCAATAGCTTCGCTGTCGCGTATATTAGATAGTCCAGGAAAAGAGCCACTAGGAGGATTTACTGTTACGCCATGGACACAGCCGTGACCTATGGTGCCATGACCTCTTCTTACCCAGCCAGCCAACTTTTGTCCGAGTGCATTCTGTGGAGTTAGATTAACTATTGTTCCTATGGTAGCAAGAGTAGCCTTCAAACCTCTTGCTTCAAGCATTGATACTAACGTATCATCGTTGGAGTTGTTGTCATCATAGATGAATACGACTATCGGAATACTTGATGCACTTGCTGGGGTTACCGCTTTGGAACTTCCACTCTCAATTGGTGTACCATCGAGCAGAAAATATTTCTTAGCATAAAGACCTTCGCTCGTGAACTTAGTATATGTTTCAGAACCGTCGTCAGAGGTCATTTCTATTTCTTCATATTGCGTGTCTGTACCTTCTTGACTTATCGGCAGATTACCACCTCCACCATGAGCACGAACATACTCAGCAACAGCCTTAGAGGATGGTGCATGAGTTGTGCTTGGTGTATTTCCTATATCACCATCTATAATGGATTTCCCTTGCATATCAAGAAATGCCTTGGACTTAATTCCGTATGGGCCTATCTTGGCATACTCCTGTGTTTCTGCATTATTTCCCCAAACTTGCTCTTCGACTTCAGACTGAGTTGTTTCTTTCTCAATAGGATTATGAGCATCAACATAGTCTTTGACTGCTTTAGTTGTAGGAACATTAGTTGTGCTCGGATTCTCGCCAATAGCGTTGTCCTTAGTAGGCAGGTCAGACATTCTTGCTACTTGCTGTCCTCCTCGCTTTAGATTTGAGAAATCTGCGCCACCAGGATCAATAGAACCTACTATGTTTTCAGAGTTGTCTTTGATGACGATAATTTCTTCTTCGTCTTCTGTTGTTTCCCTGCTTATAAATCCAACGATACCAGCTTGGTTTAGTTCTTGAAGATATGCTTGTGTTATTGCAATGATCTTATCTTTCTCCTGATCGTTGAGGTTGCGCATCTTCTCGAAGATGTTTGCAACAATCTGGGGAGTGATTGAAGCAGCGACGTTCATAGCTGCAAGCTGTTGTATAAGCTCGTGCACTTGTTCGGTTGTAACAGTTACTTCTGCCATAATATTTTTTTTTTATTTGTTTTCCACAAAAATAAACACCGATGACGAAAAACTAAAAGACAAAAGCGCGACCTACGGCCACGCTTGTTTATTGAACTTGTCTGTTTCGAACACATCTGATGTCATGCCGAGGAACTGCCTGCCTACGTTGTCGGCAAGGAACTCCTTCAGATTATAGAAGGAAGCAAAATATTTGATAGAGAACCATCGTTTCGCTACTCGCATCTTATCCCTGCCAATGTCGCCCGGATTGCCACGAGCTACTTCTTTGCCTACACCTCTGTCTTGCCAAAGGCCATAAGTCCTGAACGCTTGCGAAAGCTCAATCTGCAGAAACTTTCCGTCAGCATTGCAGCGCACGCCGATGACGGAATTAAGCAGCGTACCCGTATCGATGACATCGAGCAGGGTAATACGCTCCTTCCATATCTTCACCATCGTATCGTTGAATGCAAGGATGAATTTCTTGCGCTCTTCCAGAGAAGCTTCGACGCCTGTATTTACATTGATTGCCATTAGTAGAATGCTTTATTATACTCTTCAGAAAACACACGATCATTCCACTCTTCTGAGTTATAGCGTAGGTCGGTATATACTTCCGTAGCGACATTGAAATAAGCACACGCGCAACCTTGTGCGAAGTAAGGTCCTATTTCCGTGAACTGGATGCGCTCGTCGAGGTAGATGTGATTTTCTCTGAGCTTAGTTTTTTCGAGGATAAGCACAGACATAAACTGACGGAATAGCTCACGCATTACTTCGAAGCATTGTGAACGGAGATCCAGACGGTCAATAGGATAGCGCATGGCAAGAAACACCGTCTTCACTCTTCGAGTGTGCGGTGCATTGTTGATTGCCATGTAGCCGTCATCCTCCGTCTGGACACAGACAAACGCTGTTTGCTTCTGTGCATTGGCAAGGACTTCCTCGAATCCATGCAGACCGCTAACACGTGCATAATAGAAGTTATGCTGTTGGGCAAGCTTATTAGCACGTGTCAGGATGCGAAAGAAACTTTCTGCATCCCAATTAAAGACTTTCTCGTTCTCCATATCACTTCTTTGATGGATATTTACGTTCTAGTTCTTGGTAGTCTCGTGCCTTTGCGTCAAGTTCTGTGAGCGCCCTCCACGTATCCATTGCAAGAACCTCTTTTTCTTTGGTTATGTCACCGCCAGTAAGCGCACGTATCTGGGCATTCATGGCAGCTTTGACTTGCTCGCCTGTCAGAGCATTGCCTGAACCGTTAGGAATTCCGTTAAAGAAATGCTTGAACTCAGAGTTAAAGTAATTCTTCAAGGATGCCCACCAATACATAACAGAGATGCGTTCCGTGCCGTTAAGCACGATACGCCCAGAGTTATACAGTATCTTCCCCATTTCGTCAAGAAGATCATCGCGCTTAGTAGCGAGATAGCCTTGATAAAGATTATCGCACATGATGAACTTCTTAAACGGCACTTCCGAGAAATTGTGTGGCAGAGCTTCATAACGTCCAATCTTTCTGAGGTTGGTAGGATATGTAGGCATTTCGTCCAGAAACGAAAGATTGTCCATGCAAGACGCAATAAGAAGCGGTGAAGCGAGGAAATTTTTACGTCCTTTCTTCAGCATATACGAATTGCCGATCTGAGAAACGACTTCGAGATCCCCCCATCTGAAGATGCAATATGTCTTCAGCTCGTCGGAAGAAAAGCCGAGCGAAAGCAAACTGAAAAAGTATTTCAGTTTAGCTTGATTCATATCTCGCCACGATTTCGGGAGTGTAATATCTATATCCATGATAGAGATTAGGTTTTAGAGATTATTATTAGAACCAGAAACCCTTCGACTCCTTTTCGTTTTCAAAAGTGTAGTCCTCGAAGAGGAGCGCCGTATCAGATGATGCCCATTCCGAGAAAGCTTCCGGGTTTTTCTTAATGTAATTTACCATTTTTTCGAGGTCTTCATGTGTTGGTTGTTCTTCCTTCAATGAAGCGACGATGAAGCCACGTATCATTTCAATGAGTCGTGCTTCAATGTCGGTGACGGTTGCATTAAGAAGGGACTGGCAAAGCCTGTCCATAACGGCAACCGACACGAAGTTAATAGCAATCATCCTCTGAAGACCTTGTATCTCACGAATATGCGCCTGATACCAGTTCCATGAAGGAGCATCTTCACCACACTCTGAGGATATTTCAAGGTTCTGTATGATGGTTTTACCCCATTTTCTCCCCGGCACAGAGTCCATCCACGTAGAATTACCATGCAGAACATTGACGAGCTGATTGATAGAGAGGTCACGCTCTAATAGCGTCTGTTCTCTTAGGCTAGCCACTCTTTCCTTGGATGCAGGAGCAACGTTTTGGTTAGATACTATGCCAAAACCATTAGGCGTAAGTACAAGGTCAAGATGCGGGATTGCACGGTGAAAGGCATCCATCACGACAATGCGCTTTGCCAGCTCTTTCTGGTCTTCAGACAGAGCCGAATAAGTCGCATGGTCGCACACCTCTACATTAAGCCAGAGTTCCGCCACTTTGAGGAACTTCAGCATCTTATCATATAGCGGATTCTCACCTATGACAGACGCAAACACATTAGGAATGTATTCGAGCAGTTCAGTATTTGTTTCTATTATCATTCTTCTGTTGTTTTGTTGTTCTTGTCAATAGTCACTTCTTTTGCATCCTTGTTTTCATCAAGCGTGGTAAGCTGAATAAACGGATAGTTAGGCTTAACACCTTCCCATTTGTTCACCTGAATAATCAGGTTATGAACAAGTGAGATAAGGTCATGGTAAGGCTTCTGAAGAGCTTGTGCGATTGTATAGAGTTCTCTTTTATCAGAACCGCTGTTGTTGGTCTGAGACTTGGAAGGAACAGAGCCGACTAGGTTAGAATGAACTCGCATGGCGAAGCAAATCATGTTCACAGCTTCAATCATATCTGTTGCCCAGTCACCACCTTGTTTACTGTCTTCATCGATGCGAGTAATCTTAACATCGTGTATCTCCTTACCGTCTGGCGATACGTAGAAGTTGGCAAACAAAGCTTTTCCGCTGTTTTCCGCACCTGTCAGATAGTCTATGATTTTCGTCTTTTCCTCACGTACGCGCTTTTTTTTCTCCACATCGTCTGTAATTCCGGCAGCCCTAAAGAGCCTTTCAAAGTACTTGTCGGAGATTTCGACGAGGTACTTGATAGGTGCTGAGTTCTTAAGGTTTGCCTCTTTAGCTACACCTATCAGATTTTTAATGTTGTACCACTTTCCACGGAAAAGAGCAGCATATGGAGGAATTGGATAGTATAGACTATCTGCGCCGGGGATCTTCGTTAGCACCGCGAATTTGGAAGACTGAGATCGCACTTTTGTCTTGCCGTCATCGCCCACTTGCCTGCCTACGGTGATAAGGAAGTCATCGAGAGGAAAATCTGAATCAAGGAGAGGAATTTTCTCGACATCATCCTTTGTCAATCCTGATTTTCGCCAGTTGCCATATAGAATATATGGTATTCTTCCTTTCTTGTCAGCAGGAGAGAAACGGCAATACGCAGCGTTCTTGCGGACCACTCTGACAATTTCCTTCTTGGCATTGAGATACACAATGCTTATGCCGAAGCCGAAATATTTCAGGTCTTCGCAAAGCCCGTAGAAATATCCTGCCATATTGTTTTTCAAAGTGAAATTGTCAACCTCCTTCCGTATGGAATCTTTCGCATTAGAGCAATCATACACGAAGCCACCGCCATAGCATATTTCAGCGTTGAACTGCATGCAAGTGGTGATGGTTTCGTCCTGCTCGACCAGATTAATGATTTCATACGGAAGGAGGTTGTCGCTGCCCCAAGGCATATAGCTATAACCTGGATCTATTCCTACAGGAGCCAGATCAACTTCTTCGCGCCAAACATGATCTGCGTTTACCGTTAGGGCAACAGCAGACTTTCGGCTAATCTCATATACTTCCATTCCTTCCATTACAGGTAAACATTTAGGTTGTTAATTGACATAATAAGGCAGTCGCGGCATTGTCTTATTTGCCTTGAACGTTGCAGTCGGCATTTCCTTGTACCAGTAGCGACGTTATACGAGATGCTTATTGCATCGCGCCATCGCTCAACCTTACCGTCACGAGTTAGTAACACAAGGTCGCAAGGATCGCCAGAGTTGAGCATTGCCCTCATTGTTGATATGTGAACACCGTTAGCCATATGCGTTATCGTAAACGTTATTAAATATCTTTGTGACAGATCCGGAGTAGCGTACTGGTCTGTCATCCGTAAGCTTATATGTGAACTTCACGGCGTTGACAGTACCGATTTCATTCGCTTTCTCCCAAGTGGAATCCGTAACGATTACAGGTTTCATACTTCTGAATATCCATGCCGTAACTGTCTTAGCCAGAAGCAAAGAAGTTACTGTTTCTTCCATGAACGTTGGAAGAGCTGCGCTTTGCAACTGGAACGACTGTTCGACTGTCGCATCATACTTAATGCGTGAATGTCCTGAAACTGCTACAGCTTGCGTATAGCTGTTGATTTCCTTGATTGCCCCCGGCAATGCGATTGTCTCAGGGAAACCAAACTCATTTTTGAAGCTGAAGAAATTTACCAGTTCCGTATCTTCAGAACATACAACATACGATACGACTCTGTTGCCCAGTTCCATGCGGAAAGAAAGAATTTCCTTCACGTTCTGATTGACTGCTTTAGCAGCCAGAAGCAGGGAATTGTACGAGAATGTAAGAGAATTAGCATAGACCGCTATGCCAGTGAGGTCTATATTCTCTTCAATTGTCACCAGTTTTGTAGTGCCGTCGTTCAACAAACACGCTGCAAACGTCTTCAACGTCTTTATATTATTTGGAATATTCTCGGCTTCCACGTTCAGGAATCCCACGGACTCCCCTAATGGAGAAGTTTTGTATAAAATCTTCTTGTCTGACGAAACAAGGAAGAAGTCGTTGATGTCATCCACGCTCTGACCTGTCACCATGCTTGCATAGAAGATTTTGAACGTAACTTCATCTTCTTGATCATCCCATATAACATCAGAGTCCTGCACAGTTGCGGTGACTGAACAGTTACAGAAAACGAGACCATGACGATCCATAAACGTCTTGGCAAGGTCTGCCACATCATACAGAACCATGCCATTCTCGCTAGTGAAATAATACTGGTTAATTGGAGTTTCTGAAGTCGCATCACCATCAGAGAGTACGACTTGGATAAGAACCTTATCCGCTGCCGTACTCACCTCGATGTCCGGGATGTCCGGTAAGAAGTACATCGATGATGTGACATTACCTATATCAACTGTTACCATACATCTGCAAATATAGCTTAGTCAAGACTAAGACCAAAAGACAAAAGAAGGAGCTTGAAAAGCAAGCCCCTAGTCACATCCCCCTACCATATATCCACCTGTATCATATATCGGGAACTTCTCGCAGCCAATGAACACGGTATCGAAAGCGTCGGTGCCGTCAGTTCTATGTTCGAGAAGGTCTTCTTCTGTTTCATCATCTTTTTCTTTCGACTTGTCCTTTTTGAATCCGTTGCGTCCACGCTGCACTCTGGCTGCTTGGATGGCAAGTATCAGATCCTCGTTGTTCTGCCTGTTGAAATGAGGTTGCAACCTCTGCCGACCTTCGAAGGCACGGTTTATAAGGAGATACTTTATCTGATGCTTCATAGGATTTCCTATATAAACCATTTCAACATCCCAACCGTGCTTCTTAAATTCATGCTCGATAACCCAAGCGAAATCTTGTTCATTCACGGCGTAGTTAGAACCAAGTGCCGTGGCATCGTAATATACGATGACCTTCTTGCGAGCATGATGCTTGTAGTATTCGCAGAAGTTCTCAATGAGCTTTGGTATCTTGAACTGGAATTTTACAAAAAACGACTTTATGATGTTCAGCCTACTGCCTACTGGCTGAGCAGCTACTAACCAGTTGATGTTTGCGTTGTAATCCATTCCAATGCAAATAGGCTCGTCAGGCAGGAGGTCTTTGTCTGCCCGACTATCCAGAGCCGACTCATCAATATCCGTTCCCAGACCGAGACTGTCGAGATAGTCAAGGTCTGAGCAGTTGTAATACAAGCTTTCTTTTAGCGAAGAATAGAAACCGTCTTTAGCGATTCCTATTCTTTTGCATAGGATAGAAGTCTGAAAAGTCAGAGGCGTTAAGTCTCTCTTCATTTGCTTGATGTAATTCTCACCAAGCAACTGAAGGTTCTCTATACTTGAATATTCCTTATAGTAAACAGCTACAGATCGCATTTGGTTGAGACTCTTATCGAGCCATCTGAGTTGCGTTCTAAGACGGCGCGGAACATCTTTCTTTTCTTTCCGGAGCTGACGGATTCGTTTTTTCAACTCCCAGATTTCCGCGATGGTAGCCTTGATGCACTCGATAAGATCCTTATCCATCTTATCCTCATAATGAAGAAACCATGAGCCTTTCTTAGTCTGAGGCATATCAGACAGGATCATGAGCGAGTGATTAAACGAGTGTTTTCCGAAGTAGCTTTTGATTCCACCATTAGCAGGAAGAGTTTCTTCCTTCAGTTTCTCGTAGTCAATGAACTTTGCTTCATCGACTAAGAGCCATGACAAAGTGAGAGAGTTTGAAGATCCTGGTCTGTCCTGCGATATAAGGATAGCTACAGAGCCATTGTAGAAGGATATTACATGCTCGTAAGATACTGGCTCTGTTATAGGCTTACGGAAATACTTAGGAGGGCGTTTGCCTATCACATAATGCACATCCTTAATGAACCCCCATCGCTTCCATGCAGCGAGCAACCCCGGTATTGTGTTCGTCAACCCGTGTTTGTACGTAGGGACGACTATACCGCCAGTAGATCCTGGCATTCGTTGCATATTCCTCAGAACGAAGGGAGCAGCGATCGAATCTGTTTTCCCAGTTCGACGTCCGGCGACGATGACTGTTGTATTCGCGCCAATTAGCTGCGTAAGCCTCTGAGGATCGTTAAAGTAAACTTTCTTAAACTCCTTCATCATCGTCCTCCTCTATAGTTTCGTAGTCATCAAATAACTCTTCCTCTTCCAGATCAGGCTCTTCATACTCTACATCGAGAATATCAATCGTTTCCTTGCTGTACTTATCAATGAGCTGACGGATGCGGTCTTTTATTCCCGGTGTCTTATTGATGCCGAGAACCGAAGGATCATCCGTTGCTGTGAAAGGTTGAACAACAATCATGTCGAATGGAAGTTCCTTATCCTCATCGTCCGCATCGATACGGTTATACTTTCCGTAAGATGTGGCAGCACGTTCCATTGTCTTAGTGTCTTTCCTAGCTTTAGCCATCTTATATGTTTCGAGGATCATCTCATTGAACTTCCAACGTGCGAAGTCGCGAGCCGTTTTATGGAAGTTCGGGAGTATAGCCTTGATGATTCCGAGATCTTCGTATGCACGTGTCTTCTCCACGCCATGCCTTGACATGAGCACAGAGACGAAATCACGGTCAGAAGAAGAAGGATTCTCTAGGATCCAGTTATACATATCTCGCAAACGGAGAAGCCTTTCGGCTTGCCGTTGCGCATACTTCTCCATCAGTTCCTCTTTCGGAGTAAAGAGGTCCAGTTTGCAAATGTCTATGATATTAGGTTGGCTCATTCATCATCCTCCATATCTAAAAGTGCTGCACGGCAGTTTTCGAGAGCAAGCGGAGAACCGACTTTTGCCAGCTCAATCTCCTGCTTACGGAGTAAGAGCTTTGTTGCGTTCTTACCTGAGAAGTACGCAATGTTAGCCGGGCTTTCAAGCATCATTATGTCCTGATGCAGCTCCTCCTTCGGAAGTTGCAGGATAGAGGCAATCTCTGTTATTGTCATATAGACAGAGGCCATCTTGCGGATATTCTCCAATTGCTCTTTGGTATAAGTCATAGAATGGAATGCTATGGTATGTTATAAGATCCTGAATCTGTTCAAAGAGAGTATTGAAAACATTGTTTTCGGTACTGACTATCGCAGACTCGTATCTGTTTCCTCTGGTGAGGTTCTGTGAAGTCACGACGGAAACGTTTTGTCCTGACAATGACTTTACGAGCAGTATCTTGGAATGGTTATCTGCGATATACGCATCTTGTACCACTTCCTTGATGAACTGCCATAGATTTATAGTTTTCTGCGTAGCTTTTCGGTCTAGCAGAACGGTAATAGAATGTATGCTCTCAGACTTTTTTCGCATAAAATACAACCTTCTCAGAAACTCTTCCGAGATAGAAAAGGTAGTCATCCACACGTCCGATTTGCCGACTTGCTCTAGAATCCATTCCAGAACGTCGGCAACCTGAATTGTGTTAGTAAGATATGCTTGTGTTGTGTTGTCTGAGAGAAAGAGAGGTCTGAGATAATATGTTATATCAGCCCTCCTTTGCATCTATAATGCCCATTTCGGTGAGTTCTTCAATCAGCTCCGTTGAAGGATTGATGATCTGACCGAGTAATTCGAGAATCTGCTGCTTCTTTTTTTCCGTAGGCTTTTTCTTGTATTGTCCCTTTGACATTATCAGCATACGGAAAGCGTTGAGTGAACGCTTCTTTTCTTCTTCAGCAAGCTGCTCTTCTGCATCTTCTGGTTTTGCCCCGTATTGGTCGTAAGCTTGCCAGTTCTTATGCATCTGCTCGTCTTTTTCTATGATGTCTTTCAAGAAGGGATATTGCTCGGCATCGAGGCAAGTAACCTTATCGTCAAGCACGAGCTTACGCAGTTGCACATGATCTTCGCGCATAGCTTGTAGAAGTGAAAGATTCTCGGTGTAGAGAGCCTTGATTTCGTCAGGCAGCGAGTCATGATCTGAACGCTTACCACGGTTTTTGTTAGCCGTATATTTAGAGCCATCGAGATTACGCTTGTGTGCAATCTCGGAAACCTTTTCGCGCATGACAGTAACTTGAGCGTGTTCAACAGCTTTAGCCTTAGCCTTGACATATTTTTCCAGCTCATAATCCACAACACCGCTTTTCGCTACGAGGTTGCGCATCACGTTAGCGTACTGAATCTGATTAGAAGTCACTTGGAGCATCATCATAGCTCCTGCTTTGTAGTCCCTCTGGTTCTGAGGAACAGCCAGCCATTTCTGTATTTTTTCTAACATATTATAATTTGTTATTAATTCCTGCGAAGAATATCAGGTTCTTTTCTTTTCCACCGAATGCACGTTTGATAGATGCAAGCGTAGAGCCAGTAGTAACAATATCATCATAGACGATGATGTTAGGTTCTTCCGGCACTACCGAGAGAGAAAACGTAGCATTCATCCTTCGTCTTTGCGTACATTGCATTATGTCCTCGTAGAATTTTATGTTCAGAAGCTTTGCAAGCTCAAAACATACGAGAGTGGCGAAGTTCCGTTCAACGTGTCTTCTGCGAGGAGCGGTAATGAGGCAATACCCACCAGAACGAAGGTTGCTACCGATAACATTCCTAATGGTCTCATTCATGTGAATAGCGAACACCTTAACCATATCGTCATCCTCCTTAATCTCTGAAAGGAGTCTGCCATACAGAGTCTTTTTCCAGATGGAGATGAAAGAAACACCGCATCGAGGTGATATCTTAAGAACATAGTTCATGTCACATCGTGCAAGAACCTTGTCGCTATTCCATGCTTTGCGACCTTTGTCCTCGAAAACGTTATGCTCTGTTTTCTCATCTGAGACCATAGAGGGAAAAGAATCAGCGAGGACGTCTGAAACCTCTGGAACGTCCTGCACCTCGTGCAAGAGTCCTTTGACCTCGACATCCTCGCCTTCACCGACATATATAGAATTCCTATTCATATAGGAACATTAGTTACTGACCGCCACCACCTACAACTTCGTTAATAGTTCCATCAGCTGTTACGATCTCACCTTCATAGAAAGGAGAAGGAACAACGTCGGTTGCCTCTACGTTGATAGTCGTAGAAGCTGTGCCGGTAGCGCCCTGACCGAGGTCCTGGTTTACTGTACACTTGATGTCGTACATCTCAGAACCAGTAACACGAAACTTGCCATCAGCCGTTTGGCAAATGAATACGTTATTGCTGTTGTTCATGACAGAAGCAAGAACGGAAGCATCTTCTCCAGTCCCTGGATGCACGACTGTAAGCTTGTTAAGCTGTGTCTGTGAAGGATATTCACCCTGTGGCTCTGAAGTATGTGTTGACTTATCTGGAAGAATGTCAATGTACGACCAGTTAGCACTCTCAGCAAGTGTAAAACTGCCTGAGTATTTGGCACTCGTCACCTGACCGATTGTGTTTTTAGTAAGCGTAGGCCATGCTACAATCAACTTCTTGTTGATGTAGTAGAGTCGCTTGCGGATGCCGGGGAGGACGGGAGTACCCTCGCACCAATCCACCGATTTCTGTAGAGAATCACACGTATTTGGCATAACTCATAATTCTTTAGATTGTTATACATTAGCCCTAACCGTTAGAAGGTTGAGCTAGCTTGATAGCCTTGAACACGCGAGAATCAATAGTCTCGAACTGAGCACCGAAGAACATTCTCATCTCGAAGGTGAGAGTGTCAGGAGCATACTTGTTGACATTCACGCGCTCAACGTCACCCATCTGATCGACACCTATGAGCATATTGTTCTTAGGAGAGATGTGGATGTATTCTGAGTTTTTCTTACCAACGAGAGGCACGAGCTCGCACATACCATCAGAACCTTCAAGAGTTGTCTTCTTGAACTGGGTGTTGTAAGGCAGTGAGCCGTGGTTAGTCTGATAAGAGTCGCAGTAAGCATCATAGATGTCACGAGACATGAACATCTTACATGGCTGATCGCGCAGTTCGTCATCACATGAGCGGTAGTATTCCTTTAGGACACCTTCCGCATTAGAAGCTGTAATGACGGTATCACCTACATCATAGTTGTTCTTAGCTGTAGTAAGATTTCCTGCTGTAACCTCTGCAGCTGTAATGGTATCGAAACCATTGAAAAGTGCAGATGTTGTAGTGCCAGATGAATTACGAACCGCAGAGAACAGGCAAGCGTTGAGTTTTTTGCCAATCTGCTTAGCCTGAAGTGCTAGAACGAGCTTCGCAAGATCCACGTTCTTTAGAGCATCACCCATAGCCTGAGAAGCGAGGTGGCCGAGAACTGTAGAGATAGAAGCGTTAGGCTCGAAGTCTGCATTTACAGAGCCGAAGAATGTTTCAAGCTCGCGGTAGATGATTTGCAAGTTAGCATCCTGTCTCTGATTAGGAACATAAGGACGTAACTCTACATCTACTTCACCAGAGCCGACACGTTCTGCGTGACGGATGCCTGGACGTAGGGTCATGTGCTGCAAGCTAGAATGAAGGCCGATAATAGGCAACATAAGAATCTGCTTGCGGTAGGTTGTGGCTGACTTATCAAAGTCATTAACACCAAGAACTGTAAGGGTCTTAGACATAATTAACCGAGAATTTTAGAGATTTCTTGTGCCTCTTTCAGGCTAGAGAGGAAGTCATTATCTTCTTCCTCCCCTTTACCATTACCACCGCCATTGTTGATGACAGAGGTAGGATCATCGATAGGCTTCTTCTGGAGCTCTTCGATGGTTGACTTGAGCGTTGCATTCTCGTTAGCGAGTGCAGTAATCTGAGCTTGCAAACTCTCCAAGGTAGGCTGCTGCTGTTGCTGCTGCTGTTCCTGAGATTGCTGCTGTTGCTCTTGCTGCTGAGACTGCTGCTGTTGCTTAGACTGCTGCTGTTCCTGAGACTGCTGCTGTTGCTGCTGATTGTTGTTCTGTTCCATATTCTTTGATTTAAAGAGTTTTGAGAGTTTTGCTAAAAGTGATTCCTCTTCATGCTTAAGCATTGAAGGGATTGGAATACCCGCTTCTTTGAACTTGTCTTCCATTGAGGATGTAAGAACAACCTCCGACTTCTTTTCCTCTGTCTTGATGACTTCATCAATAAAGCCATACTCTTTGGCTTCGTCTGCGGTAAGCCACAGTTCCTTAGACATGAGAGAAAGCAGCTCGTCAGTTGTCTTGCCAGTACGCTTGGCGTATGCCCTTGCGACTGCAATATCAACCTTCATTGAGTTCTGACGAGTATGTTCAAGTTTTTCGATATGCTCCTTCAGTTGTTCCTCGTTCATTGAAGCCCACTCAAAGACAGTCACGCTGCACTTGTGAATCAAGTAAAGCGCATCCTCTTCCATTGCTACGTGCTTGGCTCCCAGAGCTGCGATGGTAGCAGCTGACGCATTCATTCCTCTGAAGGTGACTGACACGTCACCGTGGTTTCTGAATGCTGAGGAAACCGAAAGACCAGTATGAGTATAGCCTCCAAGCGAGTCAATGAGGACACACACGGGACTATCCTTCTTTTTATTCAGGACGTAATCGATGTAATCGGAATCGAAGTCCCAGCCACCGACAAAGCCCTTTAATGTTAGATCGTAAGTCATATTATATAATGTTTATATTGCAAATGTACTTATACAAAGCACATTTGCAAAAGACCTTACATATAGCATTCTATTGGAGTAAAAGCGCTTTTCATACAGATTTCATAGGTATGCACTTTCGGATCTCCGTTAGGAGCGCCCGAACTCGAAGAGCGTCCAACCATAGGCATCCGCACGTCATCGCCAAGCATGAAAGCCCGTCCGTCTTCCAGTTCTACGGCATAGCACCAACCAATAAGCGGTAAGTCATTATTCGATCTGAAGGTAAGTTTTGCCTCTGATACTTTGCCGTTATTCTCTACTTTAGTAGTCGCTGTGAGGATGGGAACGCCAAAGAACTGCACTTTGTTCCTGCTGTAAGGACAAATAACCTTTTGTTGCCCGGCTGCCATAAGCTCACAGTTCCGAGGCGCAAGTGCGTGAGGAAAACGGATGATGTTTCTCACTCCCGGATAGTTAGTTTGAATATCTGCCATATTGCTAAGATTTTAATTATTATTTTTATTTCAACCTTGTGACATTCAGCGTTTTAAGTAACGGTTAAAAAAGATTAAAAAAGCCATTATTTAACTTTTATTAACCCGAAACACTTTCCGCTATTCGTTTGTTATAGGCTTTGCGGATTCGGTAGTACATCTGGCGGATTGACTCCCAGTTAGTATCTCCTCTCACTCCGCTGATGCCGTGTTTCTCCATGAATGCTGAGATAGCGTCACCAATATCCGCTTTGCAATTTTCCAAGGTATGCAGCTCTTTCCACATTTGAATTTTGAAGCGGTTTTGAATTGCTGACTCCAGGGCATCGACGGCTTTAGGTGGTAGGTAGTTGAACTTACGGACATCGAGAGTCTTGTACGTTGGTATATAGACAAGACAGTTAGCATCTGGAATGCACTCAGCATTTTCAGGTTTCTCCTTCAGGAAGTACTTAACGATTGTTGATTCATTACTCTCCTTGATAAGTCTCACCGGGTAGCTACCACCGTTTTCATGGATAAACCACTCACGGAGGTAAGGCGTAAGCTTGATTGCGATTGTGTAGTCTGACATAGTGGTAACAGTTATAGGTATTCGATTGATTGTTTATTGGTGCAAAGATACAAAAAATAAACAAAACACTTTATTAAAATAAACAAAATATTGATTAAAACACCAATATTTACCTATTTCCTTCATTTGGAGCGCCCGAAATCTGAGGGCGCGACGCGGTTTCCGCAATTTCGACAAAAAGAAATCCCCTCCCGAAATGGGAAGGGATTCATTTATCCATTCAAGGCATTACCTGATACTGTTTCAAACCTTATGCCATAGATATGAACTTTATAGTCTGTTGTGAATTTCTTAACGAACTCATTAACCATCGAAATGAAATCAAAAAGCTCCCTATCTGCACTATCCCTCAGAACTATGCAGTATCGATAGTTGGGGAGTCTGAAAAAGTCCCATATATATTTGTCGTAATTTCTTCCGAAAAAACGAATTCTTTCCTTTTCATTATCGCAAAAGTTTTCGTTGTATGAAATTCGGATACATGCTTCTTTCATATTGTATGCTTTAACCGTGTTAGCGAGGGCTGAAATATTATTACTTATCTATTATGTCGTTAATTCTAGTTACAAGCCCATCAAGTTCGTATGCTATGTCGTTTATCTCGTCAATATTCTCTTCCATATCCATAGCTTTGTCTGAGCAATTAAGATAGTCGGGAATATTGTCGTAACTTTCCTGCTCTTCCATAGCAACTTGTGTTAGCTCATTTTGTATGTCTTCTAACTTGGCTACAACATCAGATAGCCACTTTCTTCTTGCCTTGTTCATAGCTCAATGTTTTAATCTGGTGGTGGGTTTCCCCAGTTGCAAAATTACTAAATACTTTCGGTTTCCAAGTGTTTACCGCGCTTAATGGCGGTAAAACACATATCCACTATCTTCATAATATCCATCATAACCCAAATCTCGTGCAAACTTTTCGTAGTCGAAATATGTCTTCGCGAACTCCGGGAGGTCGTAACATTCATCCACAAGCTGCTCCGCATAGTCTTCTAGGCTGCCATATTCGCCCATATAATCATCATCGAAGTGGTCGAAATCATCATCAGAGAAAAGATTATACCATACAGAAAACGCTTCGCCATTCTCGGAATATTTGTCGTACCATTCCATTATCTTCTCGAATGTATCACGCCCGAAACATTCTGAATACATAGAACTAGGGAAACCTTGGAAGTCCTGAAACATAAACTCTGGGTCTTCCTCGTCCTTGTGTATCTCACGGCACACCTCATAGAATGTGTCGTAATCCTCACACGCTGAAAGGCTAATCCATTTGCCGTAAATAGAGCCTTCATTATATTTGCGATATGTGCCGACGTAAACCATCGGGTCATCCTCATTGTCAGCGAGGTAGTCAGATATGTTGAGAGTGCAAGAGCTCTGAGAACCTTTTTCAATTTCGGATGCAACAGGCATTGTTGGTAGGATGCTGTTGCCGTTGACTGTGTTAAGAACTGAATTTTTCATATTACTTTTGTTTTAATTGTTAGACATGCCGATCATGCTTTCGCCCGATCACCTTTTTCGATGCCTAACAACTGCGCTGAAAGTTCTCAGGGCAAGAGATAGCGGTAATTATTTTCCCTTGTGGTGGGCAGATTTGCCAGAATGGGAAATCTGAAAATAATTGCCGATACGCCCTTGACTACAGAACTAGCGTAGTAACTTTGCATCGAAAAGGGATTGGGCGCATCATCGGCACGTCAATTAAAACAAAAGAAAGAACACGGTCAACATCAGGGAATCATCATACTACCAACACGAAAATGCCAGTAGCAGACGAATCATAAAGAATCATTCACTCATTTTATCTACTAGTTCTTTGAACTTAGGAGATACGTTGTAGGCTATGAATAGCACTACAGCAACAAAAAAATAAACAATAGCTTCCATACTTATAAATTTTTATTTATTAGCTTTATTAAATATTTCCGCTTGCAAAATTAATTAAAATAAATATAATCACCAAATATTTGAGCAACAAATATTTATTAAACCAAATATTTTAACACAAATTCTTTGTTTTTCTTTATATTTTTATTATCTTTGCATCGATTTAATAAATTAGTTATATCAAATATGGAGTTGAGAATCAAAGAAATATTGAAAGAGCGCAACATGAAAATTGCAGAACTTGCGGAAGCCGTAGGCGTTTCGCAAGGAGCGATGTCATTAGCGATTAACGGAAATCCAACGCTTTCCACGTTGAAGAAGATTGCAGATGCACTTAACGTGCAAGTCGTTGACCTCTTTGAGAACAGGACAATCAATGCGAATTGTCCGCATTGTGGAAAGCCAATCAGCATAGAATTGAAATAGAATCACCTTTATTAAAATTGAACAATAGTTTCATGACAGAAGAGGTTTGCCTGTGAAGGTAAACCTCTTTTTATTTGGGATTGCTATTATAATTGCAATGATTGCTATCATTTGCCCAGTACCGGGGAAATGTTAGCAACTCCTATGTGATTCCCTAGTGATTCCTATGTGATTCCCATTTTCAATAAGAGCAACATAAGAGCAGCATAAGAGGAAGAACGGACTTACAACGAAGGAAGAACGAAGGCAAAAAAAATGCCCTACCATATTCTGGCAGGGCAGTATTATTAATAAAAAAACTGTTTACTTAGAATGTCGCAAATGACAATTTCTCTTTAATTTTGTTCATGGTAGTTCTCAACTTCTGATATTGCATTTCGCTTGCTACTGCATGTCCAGAAGCATACTGGCGTAGTTGAGACTTGTTGATTCCTGCTTCATCAGCAATTTTGCTGATATTAAAGAAAGGAAACATGCTAAAGAACGACTGAATATCATACTTGTATGTAATTTCGAATTCAGGAGTTTCGATACCATCCTCTGCGTTCATTTCCTTCATTTCTTCATAACACGCAAGCATATCCTCTCGTGCCTGTTCTGCTGTCTCACCATAGCCTGCAATACCATAGTTGCCCAGATTCTCTGTAATACTGCATGAATACATTCCGTCTGGAGTCATTTCCATGATGGCTGTTACTGGCAATTTCATAATTGTAGTTGTTAAGTTGTTAATTTGTTGATGTTTAGCTAATATTCGAGTAGCAAGTGGCGAGGAGAGTCTTTCGACTCTCCGATTGCTTAATCTCCTAGCAATATTCGCCTTGCTTCTTTAACAATCCTGTTAGATAGTTCCTGACTCTGGTGTCTTGGAATTGGATATTTAGCTCCTGTTTTTGGGTTTGTCCAGATGTCATGTCTACTACCGTTTCTTGCTATGAAGCAGCCTGATGCGGTTAATTCCGCGCAAAACTGTTTGGTCTTCATATCGAATTTTGTTAATTATTAATTTTGTTACTGCAAAGATAACGAAAAAGTTATGATTACACAAACTTTTTCGTTATTTTCTTCAATTTTAGGCGTATTTTTAACATCTTTTAAAATATTTCCATAAAAAAAACATGGAAAAACATGCACAAAACCTATATTCTTCTTATGTTACTTTAATCCCTAAAAAGTAAAAAAAAGAGAAGGCTATGATACCTTCTCAATTTTCTTTGAGCTTTTCTTAGGAGCTTCGAGCTGATCACAGATGGCGACTCTGTGTCCTGCTCTGATAAGCTTCGGGAGATAGCTATCAAGTGCATGGTGAGGAAAGCCAGCCATCTTGCGCTTGTCTCGCGTGTTGAGCGTGAGAGTGATGCCGAGGACTTCAGATACTATCTGAGCATCGTTCTCGTATGTCTCGTAGAAGTCGCCGCATCTGAAGAGTAGCAGAGCTTCAGGGTGCTTTTCCTTGAACTCATTGAACTGTTGGATATATGCCAAATGAGTAACTTCTTCTGAGGAATCGGAATCAGAGGCTTCTGCCTCTGAATCCTTTTCGAGTTCTTGTGCATCGCTCTGAGCGTTGGCAGCCACTTCATTAACGTGTGCTGAAGCCTGAGCCAGTTCTGCCTTAGCCTTCTGATAGGCTACTGAGACTGCTGCGAGGTCAATCTTGTTGATACCGAGTTCGAGCTTCTTAGAGAGCATGAACATGAAGCGCATTGTCTTCAGCGGATCGGTAAAGCTGCGAGTAATGTTTAGCTTACCTTCCATACCCTTGACTTCAACCTTGAAGCCCTTGTTGCCGTTCTTGAACTCTGTTGCGTTAGCAACGATCTGTACTGCTGAAAAAGAATAATTGGTAGTCATAATATTATCTCCTATATTTTTAAGTTAGACATTTATATCTTGTAAAGATTCATGTTGTAGATGTCAATACCCTGCTCTGCAGCCATTGATGAAGCCTTTGAGTTTGCATCTGAGAAGTTAGAAGCCTGAATCTCGAAGGTGATGTATTCATCATTATAGTCTTGTATCTCTACCATATAGAAATTCTGTGATAGATGTCTGGAAGACTTAAGAACTGAGGTGTTGTAAGAGTGAGTCATATCTTTTAATTTTTATAAGTGAGACATTTTGTTAATTTTTACGATGCTAAGAAACCTCGGGTATGGAGACAGTAGAAGCAAGGAATTTGCGATATTTTTACCCGTCCGGGCGAGTAATAAAAATCACGTTGCAAAGGTTATTTTTTTAGAAAAATGTTGGAAATCGGGATTATCTGACCAGTACTTGATGACTGTCGAGCCGACGTAAATTTGCAGAGGAAAAATACCAATGTCTTACTCAGGAAAATTGATATGACCACGCAACACTTCAGTTAAGTGTTCAGGAACAACTATAGAATTTAGGTAGAGGTAAATGACTGATGAACATACATAGCCTTGTAGATCCTGGCACTCTTTCCGCTTCAGCAAACTAAGGTTTTATGTCTGCAGAGTAGGAGAGACATGACAACGTGTTTACAAGGAATGTCGAAAAACATAGGAATATAGGACAAAACCGACATCGCCAATTTCTTTAGTACAGATTGCCAACGTATCAGAGGACAGGCAAAAAGCGCTGTGTTGAAGCCAAGGAAAGGATGGTGAAAGCCATCATTCGCAGTTTGATTCGCTTGATAATGTTGCTTGTTTTTGCTCGATGATGCCGAACCGAACAAGTGATTGACCAGTAGTTTCATAGCCGAAAAGTATAAAAAACGCAGTACACTTTCAGCACTTTTTTCATTTTAAAAAGTGTACTGATGCTTAGTGATGCAAAAAACTAGAAAATTTAGAAAAAAGCTATCTTTCACACTAACAATAAGTTAGCGATTTTCGCATTATAAAAAACATGTTTTTTTCTATAGGTGTCGTCTGAGTCGGTTACTTTTACGGAAAAAAGTGTACTTTTGTACTTTTTTTAGTTAAGATGTTGAAATACAAAAAGTTACGCAGTACTATTTCAGTACAAAAACTAAAAACAGGCGCTCAGCACTGTGCGCACTTTTAGCACTTTTATTTTTCGCAAAGTGTACTTAGTTAAATATATAATATTCAACGATTTACGTCAGTACAGTACAAAAGTACACTTTTTATAGTACTTTTGTAAGAGGTAGAGAAGAAAAAAAAATAATATATAAAAAAAAGTCTATGGCTTCGCGAAAAGCCATAGACCATGTTATTCCCAAAATACAACCCTCCAAACGGTAGAAAGATAAAAGGTCGGCTAATAGTCGAAAAGCGACGTTTGCCGATATTCCCAGATAGCGAGCTTTACAACCTCGGCTACTTCTGGAGGCCATACCTTTGAGAATGTTTCCCAGAGGTATGAGAGCATTCCTATGATTGCTCCACGTTCTGACTTGTATAGACCGTTCTCAGAAGTCGGCTCTATGTTGTATCTCTCTTCACCTATATGGCAGTTATACCCTGCCACGCAATATGTGAAGCCGTCTTTGTTGTAGTTGCCAATGATGACTTCAATCACATTGTGTTTGTCTTCCAGAATGATTTTCTTGTGGATGTTTTCAAGCGGATGATCCTGCTTGCATCCTGAAATTCTAAGATTACTAAAATTCATTATTTATCCTCCTTCTTCATTTGTTCGATTTCCTTCTTTTGGATAAACTTCAAACCTTCTTGGGCTATGTCCAGGATATTTTCGAATCTTTCATCCTTGTATGCTTGCATTGCCAAAGCTGCGCCTATGTTCAGAGGGCTACCGGCACAAGCAGCGCCGAACATCTTTTCTTCCTTGAACCCGATAAGTAGGAAGTTCATTCCGCTTTCTTTATATTCCTTGAACAGAAGCATCTGAGCTTCGTCAAGCTGTTTGATACCTGTTTTCTGCATGTTTACCTCCTGTAGCTATTGCCTGTTTGGAAATCATTATTGTGTGGAAAGGTTTTAGAAGGTGATTCCTTCACGCCGATTTTTTCCTCTGGGAACACCTCAGCCATCGTTCCACCGATAGTTTGAACTTCGAGCCATTGCTGCCACCAGTGAGCAGCTATTGCCTTTACCTTTGGATCACTCTTTATCAAGCATGTAAGAACTTGTTCTTCCATAGCGTTAAGGCCTTCCCCGAAAAGACGCTTACGCATAAGATATTCAAATATTTTCATAATTCATCCTACATTAGTTCCTTTTTCATTTATATATTGATCATCAATTCTTAGACCTTGCACAAGAGAGTCGGCTAAGCTCCTTATTTCTCCACATTTGCAATCCTTCTGGAGGAGAATCAGAGCAATATCACCGCGGAGCTTTCGCCAGTATTGCTTTTCCTCAATCTCAGCCTTGACAGATTCAGTCATTATTGGATTGTAGCTGTTCCATATTTTATTTAACATATCGAGGTTTCCCTCGGTATGTTCCTTTTCTGTCATCTCATGCATATTCTCAGACACTTCTTCCTCGAAGATGTGTATTGTGTTGACATCAAACCCGAAGTTTTTGAGCCAACTAATCACCTTGTCAAATTCTACTACTTTCATAACTCATCCTCCTCTTCTTCTATTGGTTCTTTATATTCATCACATGTGCTATCTTCTTGAACAAGTTTTTTTATTTTGTTCTTATAGCACCAACCTAAACCATCATATCCCCACTCAGCTGAATGATGGCAATAATAACAAATCTCTTCTAACATAACTATTTCTCCAATTTAAGATTATCTGCCAACTCGTTCAGACCACAAAGTCTTAGTGCGTGTTGCAACTGATGGACAAAGTTTATTTTTGCATTGCCTATATCTTTCATAGAGAAACCACTCTCAGTAATGCTAAGTTGAAAATCACTTCCAAAACCATCCTCAGACCTATGCCACCATTCTGCCCATGCGTCTTTGTATTCAAATCCATTTCTTTCGAGAATTTCTGTCGTAAGTGGGATAGGCTCTATCCAATCAATATCCACAAACCAATTACTACATTCCCTTTTAACCAAAATGGAACGCTTACCTTCTTCTATCGCATCTACTTGTGCAAAAACTTTTTCTTTGTGTGTTGCGTCTAATGTTAAGACGCAATCTCCTATCATTAGTTCTGTTGCTTTCATAACTATTCCTCCTTCTTTAAGCTAGCCTTTAGCTTTTCCACAATTGTTTCTGTATCTTTATCCCAAATGTAAATAGCGATAGCAAGGCTAAGCAAATTTATATCTTTGAATTTCATATTCCCATTCCTCCAAACATTCCTTTTCCATCAATTAGTATTTTGAATAGATTTCCCCAGATGTTGTTGGGGATGATGTCTTTTCTGTTCTTGTATAGGTACATCATTTCTTTTTTACCTATCTTTCTTGCCAGTCTGACATTTTTCCTGTTCTTCTTAATCTGGCTGAAGTATTTATTTAGAATTCTTTTCTTCATATTCTACATCGTTTATGCTTAACTTCTTCTGGATGATCTTAATTATATCCGCTTTACTCCAGTCTTTAAGGCTGTAGTAGCGGAAATAGCGCCTTACCTTTAGCAAAGTCCTATTGGCTTCCCTATAGGCTTTCTGTTGAGCCTTGATTCTTTCGCAGTTCTCAACATAGTAGGTATGCTGTTTTACTTGAATTCTAGGAAGGTTGTTTTGCCTGTACCTTTTTTGTCTAGCAGAATTCATCTTCCGCTTTTCCTCTTGGCTTCTGCCGTAAACGTATGCTCTAGCCATAGCTATAGGATTCCGTTAACCGATTCGTCTCTGGTAGAGACTGTGAAATACTCAAAGCCGTTAGACTTGTCCATTCCACCTGTAAACACTTCGTTTCCATAATTCTTTATGAAGTCGAAGAAAGACATACCTCTTTCGTTTGGTCTTCTAGCGTTCAAGTCGAAAGACTTCATTCTACAGTAAAGTATAAGCTTTGTCTTGAAGTTATTTGCCGTGACACCGAATTTGTTATCTGAGAACTCTGCATGATATGCATCATACATATCTTTACGCTTAATGCGCATATTAAGATGTCCTGCAGTTTCATCAAAGTAAGTCTCTGCCCATTGATAAAATGCTGAACCCATCTGTTGAAGAAGAGTTCTCTGGATGATATCGTCCATTGGAGGTTGCACAGCACCTTGACCAATTCTATACCAAGACTCTGCCATAGAACGTAGGTATAGCTGATTACACTCGCACATCAGATTGTCAAACAACGTCCATTGTTCTTCATCCCAATCAACGAAGAATGAGTGCCCGAAATCGTCAATCGGACGGTGGGCATCGTTGTAGTAATCGCTAAAGCTCATAAACGTAATACGTTCCATTGAACTGCGATCCGTGGCATTGATGGCATGGTTCGTAGTGATGTAGAACTTAGGTGATTTTTCCTGCTTTATAGTGTATCGGGCCATTCCTTTAGGATTGACCTGAAGATCACCAGTAATTGCGAAGAAGAAACGCCCGAAATCGAAGTTTACTTTCACGTCATCAAGAAAGATATTTCTAGTTTGGGGATTGACGTTGGAATACAGGAAATCATCGTCATTCTTTGTATTACGTCCGTCAATCGTCGTTTGTTCCATCATCTGATTAAGAGCCATACCGATTAACGACTTACCAGTACGTCCGTTTGATTGACCGATGTCACCCATCTGACCGTCCATAGCTATGACTGCTTTCAACTCCGTCTGAAATTTGAAGTCATTGAGCAGATAGCCAATAGAGGTGACTTTGTTTAGCAAGTGCTTACTCCAAAGCTTTGTCTGTTCATCGGTCATAAAATCCTGTTCACTCCAGAAGTTGGAAGTGTTGCGAAGGAAACGCAGGAACTCGCACTTCTCACCTTCGGGTGTTAGTTGGATCTCGAAGCTTCCATTAGCGAGAGCCTTGACTGATTGGAAGATCTGACAACGCCTGAAGTTGCGCTTGATGATCTTGTCTTCCCATATTACGGCATGCTGCTCTTGCTTCTCTATCGAGTCGGCTGTAACGGCAACACATCCGTTCATGTAGTAGAACCGTTGTGTTATAGAGTCGAAAACATCGAAATTGTCATCTATCATCTTCAGAAGTGAAAGTTTGCCATTGCTCATGACATATTCAACCTTAGACGAAAAATATTCCTTTACGTCTTCGTCCTTGCAATTGTCTTCTACAAACTGATAGACGAAGTTTCGTATTTCGTTTATACCGCTTTCTTTTACGATGTTGTCCTCTATATGAACAAACTTATAATCGTCTTTTTCGAGGTCTGCAGTATGGATCCTGTAGAATCCGTTTGCAGCAACGAACTTAAGCATTTCGCGATTGACGAAGGAAACAGTCTTTTTCCCTTTATCATCGATGTCAACGTTCCACAGCTCATTATCCGAGTCGTATTTGGTCGCAATTTTCAGCTTTCCATCTTCCACATAATATGTCATGTGGTTGATGCGGAAGCGTCCCAGAGGTTCAAGCTGAGCCTTGTAACGCTCGAAAAATTTCTCAGGTTCACGGAGATTCCAGAATGAATCTATCTGGTAGTCTGATAGCGTGGAGATCTTATGAATGTTAACATAGGTGGCTTTACCGTCATGTGCAAGCATGGCATGCTTGATATCCTCGGCAAGCAGATTCTCCTGACCTTTCAGAGTTCCACAGAGAAGGTCGTCAATACCTTTCTCGTCCTGCTCGTTCTCGTTGATGTGGCCGATGTAAACATCAACAGATACGTTGACATTTTGCATCGACTCAACGTATGTACGGAACTTCTTGGCAGCTCCAGCAAATGACTTAGGGCGTGTGTCAACCATTTCGTTGGCTGACAACGAGCTTGATAGGTGATCCCAATCGCTATCAAATAGCAGAACCACTTTCTTGATTTGACACCTCTGCACCAAGTATTGGAGATCCTGGATTACTCCAGTTTCCTTGTTCCCGATGTTGTTTATTCCTTGTATGGCAATAGATGGTATGCCATGCTTACATGCTTTCTCGGCTTTTTTCTCTCCTTCTTGGATTATAAGTGTATCGAGTGGTGTAGCGTTCTGATAGTAGGTTCTAATTAGCTGTGGGAAATAGAGCTTCGACTGTGCATTAGGCGGAGTTTGGTATTTTATACCCTTTCCCTTTGCGTTCTTATGTAAATCAGGATTTGACCATCTCACACGCACATAATCCTTCTGTCTTCCTGCTGCTCCTCTCGATGCGTATTTTACAAGATCTCCTTGAAGGTCGTAGTAGAAGATGAGCATTTCATCATCTTTGAGGTTGAAGGTCCAGGTTGTGGTATCGTAACCACCTCTTACGAATGTTGGAATGCGTATTTCGCTTCCGTCATTACCTTTTACTGTTGCTGTTACGTCTTCTACTGTAAGACCTGAAGCTTCCAGCTGTCTTTCGCAGAAGGATTTAGTTCGCTTTTTGTGAGTGACAGGCTTTGTCTTTTCCTCTTTTTTGGCTTCTGTCTTTTTAGGTTCTTCCTCTATTAGGTAATTAGATTGCTCTGCAACATACTTCACGGCTTCTGGAAATGTAAGATTATGGAAATACATCACGGCATCTGTGGCAGAAGAAAAACCTTTTTCGCAGGCTTGGCAATAAGCAGCGGACTCAGCAAGACCGCCTTTAGGCTTGTACGTCACAAGACCTTTGTTTTTGCCTGACTTTCCGCAGAATGGGCATACACGGTATTTGTGAATGCCGATTCCTTTCAGGTCTGGTATGAACTCCCTGATGTCAGCCAGGGCGTTCATCTTTTTAACTTCTTCTTTGTCGTACATGGTTGTTGTTTGGGATTTTACAAATTGTGGGCGCATACGTACTGAAACGTTACACCATCGAACGGAGGATTTATATAACTCTACTAACCTAAACAATGTTTGAGAGTTCGATGTGTTGCGCCCTTGTCTGCTTCACAGCAGACTACTTAAACAAATATAAATATGTGAGTAATAAGATTTATAATATGATTCTTCTTATAAACTTGCATGACACGAATTTGTCCCAGAAAAGAAGATTAGCCTTGTTGATTGCAATAAGGCATCTGTTTTCTAACTCTTCTTTTTCAAGTCTGAAAAGATCATCTTTCATTTCAACACGCCATTCGCAAGTTCTTCCAGATCTTCGCTTGGCTTCTATTACTGCAAAAATCATATTATATAAATTATTAAGTTATTTTATATTGAAAAGGGAAGGATGTGGTCGCTATAGCCTTTGAGAATGTACCAGATTCGACAAGCAGTCATGGAGTCCCACGCTTTTGAATAGCTTTCCCGACAACAAGGAGTCCGAAGCTCTTTAATCCTACCTCCTCGCGGTTATACTGCATTTTATGCTCTATGTTACCATTAGAGCCATCCATGACTCCGAGCAGTTTATCCACGTATTTATGTATAGTGGCATTCTCTTGGCTTTTTTCGATGTCCTTACGAAACATCGCATCCTTCCCTATGGATTTTCAGCTTGCTTTAAGCTGCTTGAAATTTTTCCGAACCTCGTTAATTCTTTCCTGATACAATGGTTCTACCTTTGTTCCGGCATTGGTCCAGTTGTAAAGCTTTGACCTGTCTATGATGCAAGCATCACAGATAAGCTTTGTAGCTTTGTTGCGGTCAAGCCTACCAAGTGAATCAAGCCAGTTTTTGAGATTGGCATTAAATTTCTCCATAAAAATACTATTATATAAAATAAAATTATTAAATTTATCGATGCAAAAATACAAAATTATTTACTAAATAAACAAAAATATTTAGTAGAATTTATTAAAACGTTTATTAAAATGTAGAAAACTGTAATGTCTGCATTACAAAAATAAAGTATATTAAATATAATAACGGTATTAAATGAAAGATATAGGTTTGTTTTTTAGAACTGAGATCGAGAAGCGAGGACTTCAGCAAAAGATACTTGCTGTTAAGTGCGGTTATTCAGAAGCACATTTCTGGCAACTTATCCAGAAGGAAGACATGAAATGTTCTCGTTATGAGAAAATATGTCGTGCTTTAGGTGTTAGTCCTATGTCAGTTTTTGATGTTGATGGTGAACATTCAGAACCCCTCGATACGAGGGTTTCGGAAGGTTCAGATGACATTAAGAGCATGAAAACGCTTCTGAAGGAAAAGCAAAAACGTATTGAAGCGTTAGAGGAAGCTTTAGCTTCTACAAAAGAATTATTACAATTATACCGGGACAAAAACGGGACGAATTAACCCCTTTTTGTTGTTTTGTACCCCTCTCACAACTATCTCAAACATCGATTCCTCCAACTTGTAAAGTCTGGTCACCCCGACAGAAAAACGCTTAATGCGTTGGAAAATAGGTTGTTTCGTATGATTTAGTGAAATCGCCGGGACAACATCGGGACAAAGTTTAACTTTTGTTGGAGGGATCAAAAGTCTCGCCAACAAAAAAAAATGCAATCAAAAAACATCGACTTCGCGCATAGTTATGCATCTGATTTGGCAGAGTTGCGTTCATATCGTTTGCCAGTTTATAGGCAAACAAAGGATTGTGACTTTGTGGAGTACTATGCCTTTAACCCTGTGATTGGCAAGCTAGGACGCAAGCGAATCAAAGTAAATCAAGTAAAAGGTACACGCGCACGCAAGGAATACGCTCGTTCCATCATTGAACGTCTAACGGAGAAATTAACGAAGGGTTGGAATCCTTTTATTGAGGAATACAACAATTCAGAGCTTATGCTTGTTAGTAAGGCGTTGGACGAATTTGTAGCTTATAACGAGCGCATGAAATGTGAGGGTACTTTTCGCAAGCAGACGTATGACGGATATAAGTCATTCGTCAACTGCGTCCGTGAATTTACTTTGCAGCCTGGTAATACAATCACATACCTTTACCAGTTCGACACAAAGTATTGCACAAAGCTTTTGGATGACGTTTTCATCACCCGAAAGCTGAGTGCCCAAACGAGGAATAATTATCTTGGCTTCCTTCAAGTTTTTTTCAACTATCACAAGGAGAAAGGGCATATCACCGTGAACCCATGTGATACCATCCGAAAGATACCAAAGAGGATGTTGAAGAAGCAGCGTGAGATAATTCCGTCTGAGGTGGTCGGCCAAATGGCTGACTATTTGAGAGAGCATGATCCAATGTTTTTGTTGGCTTGCTACCTCTTGTATTACTGTTTTATTCGTCCTCAGGAACTTTGCCGATTGAAGCTTTTCAATCTGCAGCTCGACACTCATACTATTTATATTCGTGGTGATCAGGCAAAGAATCGAAAAGACGAATACCTTACTATGCCTAAGAAGTTGGAGGAATACATTCAGAGCCTTGACTTGTCGGGTTATCCTAAAGAGTATTATATTTTCAGTACGCATCTGAAGCCCGGCATGAAAGAAATACTCCCAATGCGTTTCCGCGAACATTGGGATATAATGCGCAAGGCTCTGAAGTTTCCTACGACTTATAAGTTCTACAGCCTGAAAGATACTGGTATCACGGAGCTTGCAGACAGTCATATCACAAACATAACAATCCGTGACCAAGCAAGACACAGCTCGCTTGCAATCACGGATATATATACACGTCATGCCGGATGTCATGCAGTTCATGAGCTGCTTGACTATGACGGAAGCTTATGATTCTGTTTCAACAACTCTGTAGAATTCTCCTTTTAGGAGTTGCGACATTCCCTTTTCGGTGAAAGTAGCTGTTATCTTCTTACAAAGGAATGCTTGACCGCTGATAATGAATAATGATCCTACGTCTGGTATATCGTCGGCAATCCACTTGAACGTGTGTTTTACACGTCCTTCGATTTTTTTGTTTACGAAGTTGCTAGCTTCGAGTGCAAGTGAGTAGCCGGAGAAATTGAAGTATGTCGGTTGTCTGCAGGATTCAGCCCAAACAGGCTCATAGTTAGAGACAATAGGGTGGGGGATGCATATCTTTCCTACGTCTTGTTCTTCGTATTCCCAATATTGTGGTCCTTGCCCAGAACTGCCTTGATTAACCCATTTGTCTTTTTTTAATGTTCTTATTATCTTGAACTCGTCAAGTATTTCGGCATTCCAGAAAGCTACAAATAGTTTGTCAAATACTTCTTTTTGCGCTTCTTTTTCATACTTGCGTATGTATATTTCAGCTTTAGATGTTTGCCCGTGGAAGTCGTCGTAAATTGCATTTGGATCTTCTTTTTCTCCGCATTCAAGGAAAACGGCAAAGTCATAATCTGTCTCGTCAATTATTGCAGGAACTATTTTTAGTTCAACAGACTTGCTTCCTTCTTTTGGTTTTATAGGCGCGAACTCGCCGATACGTTCAGCGTAGAATTGTGCGCTGTCAATATCTGCTATTTTTACGTTAGGATTGTCTGGATCTTGATAGTCGTACTTGCATTCCGTACCTTTTTCTACATAGTAAAATTTTTCTCTATTAGCATAGAAACAAGCTGTTGATGCATATCTCTCTTGATATTCTTTTTCTACTGTTTTGAAGATGCCTCTTCGTATCATGCCGTCAAGAGTGTCGTTGTAGTTATCTACCATTATTCCCTTGTAGAAATGTCTTCCTGGTCCTAGGCTTTGTTGATATTCCAAAGTGTCTCTTGGAATTGTGGATGTCATAGCCGTGAACTTCTCGCTATCGACTGAGGCATAGGCTTTGCCCATGTTCTCCTCATATTCGGATTCGTCTTCTTCTGTCTTTGTCGCGGTTGCTTCTTTTATGACTTTGATTTCCACCTTGTTATGGCTAGCTGCCTCGGTACTGGGAAATGTCATTTTTATTGTTTTTGCAATGTTGTCAATGTCGAACTGACAGTTCATCAACTTTTCAAGTTCTTCTATGAACTCCGTTATAGTCCAATGAGGTAGTATGTAGTTCCAGTTATACTCTCTCCATGTTGCAGGAACGCAGTTGCAAATAAGCAGCCATTTATAACGGCTGTTATTCCATGCCTGAATGTCGTATGTGTATTCTATGGCATCGAAAATTTTCTTGAATATGTATATAAGGTATGGGCAGAATGACACGCGCTTTTCTGTTGAACTAACGAAGTCTGGATGCCAGTTGTAGCCGCTAATAATATTAAGGTAAATTGGGTTTTGTATATTTCCTGAAGTGTTGTTTACCCACGGGATAGCTGTATATGTTGGTGATTCGCATCTCATTAATTCTTCTGCTACGCTATTGTCTGAGAATGCATCTGGCCAATATCCAATTGCAAGGTCGTTGATGTATATGTTATCAAGCGTATTGTCGTAGTTTTGTACGCTGCGACCTTCAAGAAATTGGCATTTGACTGTTTTGTCGTTTATCTCTGTGATGGTTATTGAGCCAGTCTTATAGAATTTCCCTGCGAATATCTCGCAGTCGAAAAGATATTGCTTCGCCTCGATGTCCTTGCGGTTTATATTGCCGAATATCTCTTTGTTTTGGGTGCAGTCGGCAATCGGGAACTCAATAGCAAGTGTGTATGAGTCCGAACCTGTGAAATATCTGTTTTCAGAAATAAACTCAAATGAGCTTCCAGCCTTGATAACTGCTTCTTTTCCGTTGATTTTGATTCTCATTGTCTTCTTGATTTTGGCGTTTTGTTGCGGATATAAATGTCGTATTCCTCTTGCGCTTGCTTGATGCCGTGGTCACCAGTCATCGTGTTTACGGTGACGAATGGCTCATTAAGTCTCTTGTTTAGTGCTGCTAGAGTTTCACTTAGCGACTCGTTGTTTGAAGACTGCGTAGTGGTAGCAAGTCTAGCGATGGAAGCAGCTGCCGTTGTGTCATTGCTTACCATTGATGGGGATATAGAACCTATGGTGTTAGTCTTCTGGGCATAGTCAAGCGACTGGATGATAGCAGCAGCCTGTGGGTTTGCAAGCAGTTTTTGACTTGCAACCCATTCCCCTGCATGGACGATACCACGAGGTTCGTACTTTCCTCCGGCTCCTGTATATCCACCTTCTGAGTAGCCTTGCGCCTCAGAGGCTTGTTGTTGCTTTTTGATGTTTGCAACTTGAAGCATTCCTGCAGCTATTGCCGTTGCTGCAGCGATTGGAGCTAGGATATAACCGATAAGTGGCACTTGGGCAGCAGAGGAATATGCGTTAATCGCACCCATAGCAGTAGAAGCGATTGCCTGAAGCACTTGCATGGCATACATTTTTTTGTTTGCCTTGTTTTTGGCAGCAGCTTCTTCCTTCTGCTTTTTCTCTTCTATTTTCTTAACCTTGTATCTGTTGCCTTCGGCAGCGGATATTTCTTTTTCGTATCGTTTTTCGATTGCTGCCGTTTCAAGTTCAAGCTCTGCCTGTATGATATCTGAGCAAGCTGCGAAAATATTTGTCATGCCGTCCATGACCACGTTATAAGCGCCAATGACGGCTTCTCCTTCCTCAGATTCTAGCCATTGGAACAGCTTCTCATTAGCAATTTGCATGCCGTTAAAGCCGTTTTCTGCTGTTATCTGATTATACTTGTATGCCAGAGCCATCTTAGCTTTTTGGAAGTTCTCTTCGATACGAAGAAGATCTTCCTTGTTGTTGGCAGCAATCGCTTTCTCTTGGTTATATACTTCCGTGAGAGCTGCGATTTCGGCATTGAACATGGCTTTTTGTTTGGAAGGAGTGTCGCCGAATGCATTTCGGCTAATCTCTTCCATCTTCTTTTGGTGTTCTTTTTCTGCTTCTTCAATTTTTTTCCGCTTTTTCTTCTGATCTGCAAGAAGGGCATCATCATATTTAGCCTGAGCCTCGTTGCGCTCGCGACTACCTTCCTTGTATATGTTTATTATCTCTCGGAAATGCTTAAGTTCTAACTGATTCAGGGCTTCGTTGTATTGCTCAACAGAAATCTTGCCATCAATATATCTTTGGTCTTCGATGGCTTTTAGAGACTTGTAGTAGTCCTCGACTGCTTCAGCTTGAGCTTTGCGTCCATTCTGGGTAAGCTTCAAGTTGGCTTCTTCGAATTCCGCTGTTGCATCTAGTCTTTCCTGCTCTGTCAGGTCTTTACGAGATAGAATCTTATTCTGATATTCCTTTTCTATGTCAAGGATGGCATTCTGGTATGCTTCGTAATCCTTCTGGCCGGTAGCGTATGCTATGCGGTTAAGTGCAAGTTCCTTGGCTTTCCATGCCTTTTCCTTTTCGAACTTGTCTTTGTTTTTCTTGTCGTCATCATCGCCATTGCCACCACCTCCTTGTTTATTGTCTTCTTCTGCTTCCTTGTTGTCTTTGAAGACTTTTTGCGCAATATCTTTTCCCCAGAGCTTGTTGATCTCATTTTCTTGTTTCTCGATATCTTTTAGCTTCTGGTTCCTGAGTTTTATTCTGCTTTCTATTTGAGTAAGAACAGTCATATCGTTGACCGAATTGTTTGCCGCAAGGTCTTGTGATTCGGCAGACGCAACGATTGCTCTAGGTCTGTTGATATTCTTTTTTGCTTCTTCCCTTTTCCTGTTAAGCAGATTGGTGTCGTACACGTTCTGGAGAGTTAAATCTGCTTTTTCTCTTCCTAGAGATCGCAGTTTTTCTTCTGCACCCTCAATCTCGTATTTGCGAAGAAGCTCATCATTGTATTTCTTCAGAGCGGTTGTTGATTCTGTGTATTTGCCAGTTGTCGTATCGAGGTTTGCGTTATATCCTGGCACTATTTTGTTTAACTCGTTGATTGCAGAAAGCCTGTCTTCTAGGGCTGCGTTTTCGTCTTTAGCGACTTTGCGAAGTTGCTCTATCTTGAATATTTGATCCTGTATGGAGTCAGTAGCTTTTCTCCTGATGTCGGCAATCGTCTTTTCGGTCTTTGACATTTCTGTCATTCTCTGTACTACTTTGTATAATGCTACTCCAAGACCTATGGCAGCAGCAGCTATCAGACCATACCCTGATGCGACGCTTTTCCCCAACTTCGATAGGTTAGTCATTATAAGCTGTTGCTTAGCATAATTGCCGTTCAGTTTGGCTACTGCCAAGCTTAGAAGGAGTTTGGCAGCAGTAAGGGTCTTTGTTACGGCTGTGTAAGCAACAGTAGCCGCCTTGCTGACAACGAGGTAGCCATAATGAATCTTGAATGCTATGTTAGAGGCATTGACTGCAACCTGATATGCGATGAATGCAGCAATAAGTGTCATTATTGCTTCAGCATTTTCCTTAACGAATTTGATGCTTGTGCTCATCAGTCGCATGAGTATGGAAGTAGAGGATATGACGTGTGACATGACTGGCATGAGTTCCTTGCCTAGTTCGATTGCCATTTCGTCAAAACCTTTCCTTGCCTTGTCAAGCCCTGCCTGAACAGTAGAGTTCTGGACGTTGAACTCCTTGATGACGGAAGTTCCTTCTTCGTAAGCTTTGTTTGCCTCTTCCTGTTCCCATTTTACCATATCGATGTTTCCTGCCAGAGCAGCGATGACGGCAGAGGCGCGTGCGCCATCTTCTCCCATATCCTTGAATACAGGAGCAAGGACGTCGATGTTGCCAAGTTCGTGCAGCCTATCGAGAAGCATAAGCAGTCCTTCGTTGGTGCTCTTCTTTAGAGCTTCGTTGAACTGCTGGAGGTCCATTCCTGTAGCCTTAGCTATCTTAGCAGAATCCTTGAACAAGTCCATGATGAGCTTCGAGAGGGCTGTTGCAGACATTTCGACTGCTTGTCCCTGAGAGTCCAGGACCGCACCGAATCCCATGAGTTCCGGGATTGTCAGTTTGGCTTGTGCGCCAACTCCACCAAGCCTTTGCGCGAACTGTGCGAGGTATGGGGCTGAAGCGGTACTGTTCTGAGACAGTTCGTTTATGACAGAACCTACCTTCAGAAGGGATTGCTCTGTTCCGTATATCTTTTCGTCTCCGAATATATTTGTGAGTTTTGAAAGTGTGAGAGTTGCGCCTTCTCCAAGATCGTCAAGAGCAACATTGATGACATCTGCAGCCTTCACGAAGCCAAGAACATCCTCTTTAGACTGCTTTCCAAGACGACCTGCTTCTTGCGCTAACTTGTTTAGCTCCTCTCTTGCAGTACGAGTGTCCATCTTTTTGAACTCCTCGTTAAGATCTTCGACTTGTTCTGCGGTCATTCCTGTGAACTTGCGGACGTTAGCCATTTCTGCATCCATTTCGGCATACGCCTTAACTGCAGATCTACCTGCCATGATGACTCCGGTCAATGCAGCAGCTCCTGCTGCAAGTGTTGTCTGCCAGTCGTTCATTTTACGGTTGAACCTGTCCCAGAAGCTTTCAGTTAGCTTCATTTCTCCGTTAATCTTTTTCAGCTCTTTTTGGAGGATTTTTATCTTCTCGATGTGAGAATTCCAAGCTTCAGAGCCTCTTTCGAGGCCGTTTAGCTGTGATTTTAACACCTGAAGGTCTTTCTTCAGCTGTTTTGGCGTTGCTTTGTCAAGGTTACGGAGAGTGTCTTCCACGTTGGCGGTAGCCATGCGGAGTTTACGCATTTGGTTTTCGACTTTTACGATTTCCTTCTGCGTTTTTTGCAATGTGCCTTTATCTCCTAATTCTGCAGCACGTTGAGCTTTTTTCCTAAGCTCAACGAGTTGCTTCTGATATTTGTCAAGTTTTTCCTCAACCTCTTTACCGTTGATGGAAAGATTGACGGTGCTGTTAGTTGTATAATCACTCATAAATTTGCTATCTTTTTACGCAAATGTAAGAGTAGATGGTCAACATTCAAAAGACATAAAAACATACGTTGTCCCGGATGCTTTTTATACCAAACCTTATGCGGAAAATCGCACATATTTCGAAATTAGCGTTTCGGAGTTTGAAATGTGTGCGATTTTCCGCATATAGATAATCTAACCCCTTATTTCTCAGTCGAAAAACATACGGCGGTCTTCCAAAGTTATGTTTTTTCTCGGAGCCGAG